GTTGAATCGAGTCTCAACGTTGGTCAGTCCTGCGGCCGAAAAAGCAACCGCGTCTTCCTCTGTAATTTCGCTTTCTCTCACAACGACATCCGGTACAAGCGTGTTGTTTGGCGTCGAAATACCTGTTTCCAAATCCAGAGTTGCATCACCCACCTGAATATATTGGGCTGATTTCCCAATGCGGCAATCCCACTTTCGCAGGATTTCATCGCTTTGTGTGAGGATACGATCCTCCATGATGACACCTTACAATACTGCAATATCGGCATGGGTCTTAGACAACCCTTTTAGCCTACCCGAGGTGTCCAGTGCGAGAGCCACTTGCCCCCACGCGGTCGAAGCGAACCCAGATTCCCGTTTTCCCATGGCGTACTGAAATTTGGCATCCTTATACGCTTCCTGTGCAATCTCAGGATTAGCCATGCGGTAAAAATGGGCAGCCAAATTCAGTTCAATTTGCTTGAGAAGAGACGCAGACAAGCCACTTGTGCTCAACAATTCATCAACAATCGTTGAGGCTGGCGCCATCGCAGCATGGACAGGCACTGTCCTTGCCAAGCCTAAAAGGGCTTGTACCTCGAAGGGCGCAATCCTAAGTGCCATGTCAACAACCTACCCTTCTGTCTCTTCTGATGCTGCGCTTTCTGACCGGGGAGGTCTGCCCCTCCGAGGCGCTACCTCTTCAAATCGGTCTGGAAACGCTTTTAATTCGTCCTCAGTGGGTTCGATGGATTTCCCTACTCCGAATATGACCTCACCCCTTCTGTGCTGCTTTTCTTTAACCTGATGCGCCATCGCTAAATCCCTGTTGCATGGACAATGCCACAGCGTTGGGCATAGTCCGATTTGACACGGGGAACAGCCACCATCATCACGCGAAAATGACTGACCATGCCGCCCTGGCTTTCCCACTCAATATTCGTGACGTCCTCACCAATCGCAAGTTCTGTCGTGTCTCTCGTCATGGATACCATGACACCCTCACCTGCAGGGACTTCATCCGTTTGCTTGATCGCTTCAAGTTGCGGGATCGAGTCGACTGCGACCTGCAATTCACTACGTACCCGTGTGGTGTCAGAGATGGCGAGCGTCTGCACGTACTGCACTGGGTTGAGATAAAGGATATATGGACCTGTATAGGCACGGTCAGCAGACAAAGCTGACACCATGCCGAGAATGTCAGTATAGATATTCGTTGTATCTCCCCAGTCGCTACCCGAATACGTGTTTCGGTGTGGGTGTGTGCGGTAACCGTAAATCGGGTTACTACCCATGGCCGTCGTATTGCCGTTGAAAAGAATGCTTTCGAGTTGCTCAGCCACCTTGCGGGCAGCCACTTCCAATTGTGTCGTATCTAGTGATTGCCCCAACCTGCGTGAAGCGGAAAGGTGACGGATATCGAATTGAAACCCCTTACTGATGACCGGGACAGGGACACTCACGAGTGAAAATTGGCTTCGGTCTTGCGTATCCTCTGCGGCTGCTGCCATGCGGACCTCCGCAGGATCCATGTCACTCAGCTTTTCGTACTGAGATAAAATGGTCTGCATCCCGCCCAGATCGACCGTGAGCCCTCGTGACCGCAAATCCTCGATGCCCATGAGCACTTCATTGAAGGTCATGACGAGGCGTTCATCAAGCAATTCCCATTCGTCTCTGCGGAGCAAGGCATTGGTGCGCAACGCATTGAGATTTAATCCACTATCGAGCAGCCGGCGCGGCAGGGTATGATAACTCAGAGCTTGAACATCTTCACCCATTAGCATATCTTTATCCTTCACAAATTGGAGAGTTTAGGCTGAGCGCACTTTGATGCGCACTGGACTGCCTCCACCACTGTTGTCTACTGCTTCTTCCGCGTAAGCGACGGTTTCGCCCGTTGTCCTGGCCTGTAGTTTACCCGCGCCATTACTCTCCAGTGCGGCTCCCCGTTCGACGTCGCCTGCGGCCTCTAGCCAGGCATATATCATGGCGCCAGCATGAGCGTAGACAAACTTCACGGTGTCTCCATCCGCATAGGCGACGTCAATATCACTACCAATGAGTTCATTTTCGACCGCCCAAGATTTTTGGGCGACAGCTCCAGCAGCCGTAGCATGCACGCGGAGTTGCCCTGTGTCTCCACCACTCGGTACGCGCTCGATGAGATCCCCTGGCGTGATAGCGGCGGAAGCAATGCCTTCGTCCATTAAATAATGCGGAAGTGTACTCAACGTAATGGTTGCAACCATTAGGATTGTCTCCTATGCGCTATCTTTGAGCAGTTGGTCTTGATTCGGACGATTCGAAATCGTGCGCAGCACACGAGGGCTCGTCGGCACACCGTCATCAGGTAGGGATTTCACCACTGGAGCGCCCCTACCTGAAAAGTCCGCCAACCCAGGACCTTCAATCCTGGTCTCGTTTTCTGTTGTGATGGCAACAAGATAGGAATCTGCAAGTGCTTTAAGGGCTTTATCTGACATGGCGATAAGTTCGGCCTCAGGGATTTCGACATGTTCCTTGATTTTCGCGATCGCTTCGGTTCTGGTATTTTGCCGCGTTTCGAGTGCTGCAAGGACGTCCGCTTCCGTCAACTGCCGTTCAGCCAAGAAGGCCGCCAGTGTGTCGGGATGCTGCTCTTCTACCTTGAGTGTTTCGTTCACGTTAGAAGATCCTTCCGTTTTAAGTTTTTGACACTCACACAGCATGTCTATTGCCGGCGTAAACGTGGTTTTCCGATTGACTTCTTCCCAGTCTCCGGACAACTCAATATCATCGAACTCATTGATTGTGAATCCACGGCGCCATAACGCCCCATCCCATTGCACAATAACCGTTTGATCTTCGATATCTACAATATGCCACCGCCACATATCGACGCCCATCTCTTCCGCTTCCTTAAACAGCAGGCTTGACAAAATCGCGAATTGATCACTTACGGTCATGTTTGAGGTGATTTGGACATCAGCAAGGGGAGCTGACTTGGAGAGCACATGGGTTACGGCGCGTTTGACCGTTTCGTATAGGCTTTGGTGGGAGGTTTCTGCTTCATTAAACCTGGGGACCCCGCATCCGTCTCCCCAGTTGCAAGCTCCGATTGCATGCGGCAAAAACGCAAGGTGGTCCGGAATGATCAAATCCGTGACCTCCTTGTATTCTTGGTCTTGAAATTTTCCTTGTTGATCGTGAAAAACGCCCCAATAGCCGGTTGAGACCTCAATGGGTTCCTTGTTTTTCAAACGTTGCATGAGCAGAAGTGCGTCGCCACCCAATTGCTCAGCTTTTGCAACGTTCACCCAGGCTTCCACTTGCAATCGTTTTTCATCTGTCTGTGCGTGCCAGATTTGCCCGATTGCAGCGGATTCAATGACCCCTGGCTCGTTTGCTGAGATGGGCTCTCCGTCTTCTCCCATTGGATGATCAACTACGATTGGCCGTCCATTCCAGGCACGAAATGTGCTTTCGATTGCATGCATAGGGACCAACGCCTCGTTGAGCACACCGGCTACAATCGCCACGCAGGGCGCTACAATGTACTCTGCCCCCTCGTGCGTTTTGAATTCAATGAGGTCGGATTGAAATTGCGCAGTAAAACTCTGACGCCGATTTTTCATTGTCAATCCTCAATAAAAAAAGCCCTGAGAGGTTCCCTACGGACCTCTCAGGGCTCAGAGCGAAAAAAAATAAACGATTGGTTTTAAAATTGCGTCAGCTCTCCGAATTATAATCTGTGTCTACATCTTTTTGCAACTGAACACTTTGCACATTGATCTTTTTGCAGGATCTGCATTTGTATTCCCCCCAATATCCTCCCTTGAGGAACAATACGCCACAGTACGCGCAACGGACTTCGGGCAGTGTTAGAGGGTAGCGCTGCTTATCCATCATGCCGCTTGTGATGAGCCTCCGATTCCTTCGCTGCTCACGACCGCGAGCCAAACGCAACGTCAACGTGGGTGGACAGTAATGATGCCTCTAGCCTGTTGGATAGTAAAAACTTTGCCGTTCAGAAAACGGCATCGTTGACAGACCCGATTATCTTTTGCCGTTAAAAACTCAACCTCTGCCGTTACCCCTGAGACGCCGTTTTGCTCAAAAATATTGAGTGTGCCCTCCGCATAGGTATTGATGATCTCCGTTCTTGCGATGACCATGGCTCGCGTGCGTGAAATACTCGCAATCTGGTCCGTGATGCGCTTGGCAAGCACGCGCGGCCCTACTCCATCAATTAAGCCTTGCGACAAAATCTGTGAAAGCTGGCCACTCATTGACCCCGTTATTCCGCGTAATCCCTCAAATACCCGCGTATACATCAACTCCAGCGTTTCAATATGCACCCCGGCTTCAAGTCCGATCGTGAAATCGAGTGGTGCTATCAGTGCACCTTGGCGCTTTAAGGATGTCTCAGCATCCGTCACCGCGCGAATATAGGCGTTACGGATGAACCGATTCTGCCACTCACGATGTAGTACGATTTCAGAACCATTGCGCAAGACGACTTCGAGGATGCCCCGGTCAACCTCGCGTTGCAACCACCGAATGAATGCGTCTACCTTCTCTGCTGACCTGGGAAAGTCAAAGGCGCGATGGGGTGCGGGCGTATTCGCACGAAACCCCAATCCGTCATTGTCCACAATGGACTTGCGCACATCACTTGCGAGTGTACGGAAACGACGATTCATCGCGCCGCTGTATCGGCGCCTAAGTGTGGCTGTGTGTGACGGATCAGCAGATGGCATTTTTAATGAGCCTATGCTTATTCAGCAACATCGTCGTCCACCTCGAAATCATCGTCATCCTCTTCCTCGATGGCTGCGAGGGATTCGTCCGTCTCAAAAGGACTCTCTGCATCCCATTCCAGCACCGTTTCCCGCACTTCAGGAAGTGGGAATACACTCAAAACCTGCCCTGGACCTGCAATCGTAGCCAAGGCGTTCGCCAAGCGTTCTATTCTCTCTGTCCGCTCCTTGGGATCCTCAGTTATTAGCGGTGGCCATTCGATTGTATACCCATCGGGAGGGGTTGGGAGTATGCGGATTGAGATCATCCTATCAATAAAGCTGCGCAGAATAACATCGTTGATGACTTGTATTTGCCGCTGCTCTATGCGGGAGACCAAATTC